CTTCAACAGCGTTTGGATTCTACGACAGCACAAATGCTCGTTTCTATTCATATTACGACAGATCCGTAAACAATTGGTATTTCTATACAAATGGAAGCACCAGAATGACCATAGATAGCAGCGGCAACGTTGGTGTCGGAACAACCAGCCCGTCTGATAGACTTGAAGTTTCCGGTAATACATTCAATCGCGCAACATTCACTGCTACAGCCAATGTTCAAACTGGTATTCGTGTCAGAAGAACTGGTGGCGTCAATAACATCGACTGGGAGTTATATTCGCCAGCTAGCTCGACAGATTTAAGATTGTACGATTCTTCTGGGACGGCGGGTGATCGTGTTACTTTTGCGGCTGGTGGCAATGTTGGTATTGGAACAACTAACCCAAGTTCAAGCTTACAAGTAAACAAATCGTCTCAAACTCTGGGAGCTTCTATCCCAAGCGGTGCCACAATTATAAGCAATCTGGCTGGTGGAAATGGTGTTCTTGAACTCGGAGTGGATAGCACATATCTTTCATATATCCAATCCAGAAACATCACAAACCAAACCTGGTATCAACTATTGTTGAATCCATCCGGAGGAAATGTCGGTATTGGAACAACAACACCGAGTGCTAAATTAGATGTCAGCGGAAGCATTATTGCAACAGGATCTGCCGCAATCAGAGATTCAATTCTTGTATCCGCCACCTCCGATACCACAAACTATTACTTCAAAGCAAATGCAAATTACAATTATGGAAAAGCATTTTCATTGGAAGTTCGTGGAGGAAGTCCATCATACGGCGATATAATTGCTTGGGGAGAAGTTGCGGGTCTTACATTAAATTCTCTTACCGGTTCTCCTCTTACATTAAAAACGAGCAATATAGCAGCATTAACTGCGGATAATTCTCAAAACATATTGATTGGAAAAACTTCTGGCGCGAATGCCAAGTTGGATGTCAATGGAAATACCATCATATCCGGTTCTTTAAACGTAACTCAAGCCATCACCGCTTCCAATCTTGTTATAACAAACCTGATTGTGCAGACAATCACAGCAAGCAACGAGTATGTCACAGGAAGTTCTCAATTCGGTTCGCTGCTTACAAACAAACATCAATTTACAGGAAGTGTTGAAATAACCGGATCAGCAACCATAACCGGAACATTGTCTGTTACAGATACAACAGATTCCACAAACCCATTTGGACTAAAAACATTCACCAAATCACTTACTGTTACAACATCCTGGTTGGATACAGGAATAAGCGGAACAGATCTTGCAACAGGAACATATATTATACAAGTATTAGTTGATAATAGTGATGTCAGCGGCGGACAAGTCACAGAATATTACAGCGGAACAATGAGTTGGTTCTCTGGCACAACGAACAGCACAGAGTATGATGAAATAGTATTGCACAAGGCAGGAAATACACCCGGTGGAAATTGGATAAACTTAAGAACATTGCGCCAAACTTCACCAAACACACTCAAATTGCAGATTATTTCCAATGTAACTACCAGCGGCGCTGATAATTATATATTTAAGTTCAGAAGAATGATATAACCATCGTATATACCATATGTCACTAATTTTAAACCAGTTAAAAATAGCCAATAGCCTGAATCTTCTGGGCGCTTTGACTGCCAGTTATATAAGTTCTTCTGGTAATATCACCGCCAATACTTTCAATTCGCTCAGTTCATTTACTGCGAGTTATATCAGTGCGTCCGGTAATATCACCGCAAACACCTTTTATGGACAGAGCGGATATTTGGTTCTTTCAAATTCAACCAGTTTATATGGCAGCGGGGGCGGATTGGGAATTGGAACAACCAGCACAACATACACATTGAATGTTGCTGGTAGAGGATATTTCTTTGCTACAAATCAAGATGCTGGATGGGGAATGCTTACGCTTGATTATGGAAACGGAACAAATTCAGACATATATGCAATACAATTGAAAGAAGGGGGCGCAACAAATGCAGCCATCGGATTTGCATCATATGGATCAAGTGACAAAGCAGATTTAAAATTTTATGTGAATAATGGATCCAGCTTGTCTACAGCGATGACAATTAGTGGATCTGGGGCCGTTGGTATTGGAACTACAAGTCCAACAGGCACATATGGAAAACTTACGGTAGCCGGTGGTATAAGAACAACCGACGATACATCATCAAAATTGGAACTTGGCCGTTATAGTGCAGGTGCGCCAAATAGCTATATCAAACTTGGAGCAAACAGCAATGCTCTGAATATAACAAATGCGGCAGACAGCGTAGACATCTTTACTATATTGAATGGAGGAAATGTTGGTATAGGAACAACAAGTCCAGATCAAAGGTTGACTATTGCGGGTGATGCTAACACTCGTTTAAGAATTGATAGCTCCGACACTCAAGGCATTTACTTTACAAAATCTGGCGCAAACAACGGAACATTTAGAGTTGATGGAAGTGGTAATTACGAATGGTACACTAAGAATGTAAGTCAGGCTATGGTATTGACCGTTGGAGGAAATGTTGGTATAGGAACAACAAGTCCATCATATAAACTTGATGTTTCTCTGGCATCGACGACCTCTGCTGTTGTGCAGCGATGGATTTCTCCAAGCTATGATGAAGTTCATCTATACATTGGATCATCTCAAGCATACTTTGGCACTCTAAGCACAACCCCGCTGGCATTCAGAACCAACAATACAGAACGTATGCGTATTGCTTTGGGTGGAAACGTTGGTATAGGAACAACAAGCCCTCTTGCACTTCTTTCGGTTGGTGATGGATCACTGACCGACGCAAATGTTCCATTCCAACTCAGCACAGCCGGTTCTGGTACTCAAACTTGGATTGGTATAAATAAAAACGGAAGTTATGGGCTTCTCGTTGGATATCAATACGGTGGAGGTCTTGGCACGGGTGGTATGATCCGCCAAGTATCTTCCGATCCATTGTACTTTATAGTAAATAATGTAACTGAAGCGATGCGTATCAACAGCAGCGCCCAGTTGATGATAAACACCACGGCAGTATCAACTTTCCCGAGATTAAATCTTGGTAATACCGGTATCGATTTGCAAGTTGATGCAACAACAACGGCATCAACATTGATGAGCGCAAATGCCGTCAATAATATGTTGGCAATTCGTGCTCCGTTTGGATATAACCCCGCTGGTGCAGCAAATGCTGGAGCAAAGTGGGGTATTTGGTTCTCAGGTGGTCCATCAAATGACACGGTAAATTATCCATATTCATCAACGCAGGCGACATCGTCATTGATTGCAAAGTCCGCCGCAATATACGCGATATCTGAAGATGACAGTGCAGGATATAATAGAAAAGTAGGATTGTCATTCTATACCAGCGAATTTGATGCTACAATGACCGAGCGCTTACGCATTTCCAATACAGGAAATGTAGGTATCAATGTATCAAGTCCATCATATAAGCTTGAAGTTTCCGGAGATACCGGATTGCGTGTTGTCAGAACAAGCAATCAGGATCAACATATCACCATAACAGGTGGAGATGGATTCGGAGTATCCACCGTTCAAGCTGCTTACCAACTCAATTTAAATTCATCACAGGCAAGCTACCCAATGACGTTCCAAATTGGTGGTAGTGAAAAGATGAGAATATCGAACGGGGGAGATGTGGGAATTGGTACAAGTAGTCCAATCGCAAAATTGGATAGTAGAGGATATATTAGTATTGGCGGCGGCTCCGATGGAATTTGGTTAGGAAACGTTGGAGATAATTCTGCATACGATAATGTAAAATTATATTACACCGGATATAATTCGGGAAATCCAAGAATATATTTAACTCCAAGAACTCAACCTGGTTCGGGTACAGTTAATACTTACTTACATCTTCAGTCAATTACTGCTGGCGGTCCAGGCGTTAACAATATGGGATTATTGGTGGATGGAAATGTTGGTGTTGGAACAAGCAGTCCAGCTTATAAACTTGATGTTTCTGGTTCCGCGAATATAAACAATGGTGGCACTGGAAGTTTGTATCTTGGATATTTGCCAGCGGGGCCAACTGTTGCGGCAAGGATAACAAGCACGGCGTCTCCTTCATATTCGACAGCCGGAAAACTTGGATTTAGTGTAACTACATGGGGAGTGGGAACAGATTATGGACCAACAGAAATGATGGCCATAGACATGAGATCGGCTGACAGCAAGAGTCCTGTTATATGGATGAATCCGTATGGCGGAAATGTTGGTATTGGAACAACAAATCCATCAACAACGCTACACGTTGCCGGTTCAGCAAGAATCACCGGAGTATTATACGACAGCAGCAATTCATCCGGATCAAATGGTCAAGTTCTTACATCCACTGGAACAGGAAGTTTGTGGAGTTCAGCTGGTGCAGGAGTTACAGGAACAGGCACAACAAACTATGTTCCAAAATTCACAGCCGCAACCACTCTTGGAAATTCAGTCATACAGGATGATGGAACAAATATTGGAATTGGAATAACCCCAACTAGTCAATCAAATTATAGATTTTTACAAGTTAGTGGAACGACTTCGGCAATCATTGAAACGATGGTTGGCAGTACGAGAATTGGCGGATTTGATTCGGACGTAAATGCACTGTATGTTGGAACAATAACGAATCTGCCAATTAGTTTTAGAATTGCCGTTAATGAAAAAATGCGTCTTAATACAAATGGTAATTTGGGCATTGGAACGACAAGTCCAGCACAAAAATTGGATGTTGACGGCGGATCTTCCCCAGTACAGATACAACTTAAGGAAACTTCAACCGCATATCATAGAGTTGGATTAAGAAAGAGCGGATCTCTGTTCCAAATCGGTGAACCGTCGAATGATGGAACTTCAACATATACTCCTATATTGACAGTTGATATGAACGGAGACAATGTCGGTATTGGAACGGCAAGTCCATCATACAAACTGGACGTTAATGTTGCTGGGACCGGCGTTGGAGTTAGAGCATATAATGGTGGCAATTATCTTCAAATGGGTGGTATTGGAGGAGGAACCGCATATTTCAAAGGATATGAATCAATTGTAGCATATGGAAACATTTATGGTGGATATGTTACATTCCTTGTTGGTGATGCCGAAAAAGTAAGAATTGATAACAGTGGAAACGTTGGTATCGGAACAACAAGCCCAAATTATAAACTCGACGTTCAAGGCGGGAGTGCTAGATTATTGCAAAGTGGAGGGGTTTCTCTTAATTTTTCAAACAATGCAACCAGAAACTGGGATATTGGTTTGGCTGCATCAACAGATGCATTTTATATTAAAGATGTTGTTGCAAATTTGACAAGAGTCACGGTCGATACAAGTGGCAATGTTGGTATAGGAACGGCAAGTCCATCACAAAAACTTGAAGTAAATGATGGAAATCTTTTAGTAGGAAATTCCATAAACAACAATAGCATCAATGCCACCCGTACTGGTCCAAACTATGCAAGTTTGGCATTGCAGGCATACACGGACAGTCCAGCTATTGCTTGGTCCGGAGCCGGTGGCTATATGAGATTTGTAACCGGTTCAATTGAGCAAATGCGGTTGACTTCCACCGGAAATCTTGGAATAGGAACAAATACTCCACTGTCAAGACTTCATATATCCGGTTCATCTTCAACGGCAATAACCATCACGGATGATGTTCTTTATACAAACACAATCACCAACGATAATGCGGTGATGACATATACAGTGGATACCGGAAACGCCGCTGCTGGATCTGCTGCTCATATATTCAAGAGATATAACACGGAACTTGCCAGAATTGATTATAACGGTAATGTTGGTATAGGAACGGCAAGTCCATCATCAAAATTAAATGTTCAGGAAGTTGGTACGGATGGAACTCCAGCAATAAGAATTACTACAACATCTGCCCCAAGCACATTCAGTTGGGCAACGTCTTTCATGAATTCCAGCCTTACTGCTGGAAAGAATTACATATTACTATTTGGTCAAGCTGAAAGCTCAAATAATTCAGGATATATCGGATTTAATTATCAAGGTGCGGGTTCTACATCAAATTTTGTTACCATCGGACATTATGGAAACAACAATCTCCTAAATATTACTGGCGGTGGAAATGTTGGAATTGGAACAACAAGTCCATCATATAAACTCGATGTCAATGGAACAGCAAATGTAACAGGTGATGGAAATTCGGGCACGCCAGATTTGTATATAAATGGCGCGGGTGGATTTGGATATGCATCCGGTCAAGTCAGAGCATATGCTCCAAATAACACCACTCTTGCATACTATTGGGATACGTCATATGTTACATATTATAACGCAATAAGAATTGTTGATGGTTCTTCCAATGTGAAGATCTATCTAGACAATGGTAATAGTCCTTCTTATTTTGTCGGTGGAAACGTTGGTGTTGGAACAACTACACCAAACGCCAAACTTGATGTGAATGGTAACACAATTATCACGGGTTCCCTCACTGTCACAGATACAATAACCGCGCCGAACATATATGGTACATCATATACAAGTCTTGTTGATTCTGGCAGCGGGGTTGCATACAAGGATACCATAACAACCAGCGGTCCTGCCTTATATGAACTGTCTATTGTTGCAAATCCAAATGGTGCAGGAAGTGGACAATATAGAGACTTTTTATACGGAAAAATTATAATAGGAACAGGATGGAACGGAAGCGCCGTTACAGATTATATAAGTTATGTTCAGGAAAATCCAGATCCAAGAAGCTTGTATACTTCGGGCGGCGGCACATTAAGCGTTGATATAAGAATGCTGTCAGGAAGCGTCGAATATAACTCATTGCCGGTCGGAGCAACATATACCTTAAGAGTCAAAATATCTGGTTATAATACAACTTCCAGCGGACAAAACACCACCATAAGACTACGAAGAATGATGTAATTTATATACTTATAACATATGTCCATCAATAGAAAAATAGCAATTGCAAGCGATTCTGGTTATCTGGGAGTAGGTACAAATACTCCGTCTGCTCCATTGGACGTGGTGGGTAATGCAAACATAACCGGCTCCCTTATTATTACAGCCAATACCAATCTTGGGGGAGCTACAATTTCTGGCACTGGTGCAAACACGTCTCTCACTTTAGTTGGAACTGGTGCAAGTGGAGGAACATACAGAATTTCTACTACATCAAATGGACACGCTGAAGGAGATAATAAGTTATTATTTCAAGGAGGCGAGTCCGGAACAACTCCAAGAATGGCGATCAATTCGAGTGGAAATGTTGGAATTGGAACAACAAATCCAAGCGGTATATTACACGCATATTGGTCCACCGATAATGCAACCGGCGGGATGTATTTGACAAATATAAGCGCGGGTGTAAGTGCATATGGTGGAATTTATTTTGGCAATTCTACATCAAACACGGATGCGTTTGTCGGAGTTCTTGGCACAAACAATGCAAATTATGGCGGAGCCAGATCATTTTTATTGGGAACAAATTCAGCCGCTGCCGTTGTCATAATGACTCAGGGAACAGAAAAGGTCAGAATTTCAAGTGACGGTAATGCCGGTGTAGGAACGACAAATCCGCAAACGCGACTTCACGCTTATATTTCAGTTTCCGACCAAACGGCTGGAGGAAGAACAACCGCTTTGGATGTATTAACAGTTGAATCAAGAAATACTGGTGCACAGGAGTATAATGGCTTTGGACAAGCAATTGTATTTCGTGGAACTACTTATAACAACACCACTCCAAGAACATTGAGCAGAATTGTTGGTAAAATAAACGACGATTCTACTCAAACAAGAGGCACTTCCATCCATTTTGAAACTTCCGATACTGCGTCTAATTCAAATGCTCCGACGGAAAAAATGGTCATCAACTATGCGGGAAATGTTGGTATTGGAACAACAAATCCAGGTGGAACATATGGGAAACTTACTGTCGCGGGTGGGATAAAAACAACCGACGATGTGTCATCAAAGTTGGAACTTGGTCGTTATAGTGCCGGTGTACCAAACAGCTACATCAAACTTGGCACAAACAGCAATGCGTTGTTCATTACAAATGCAGCAGATAGTGCGGATATTTTCACCATATTAAACGGTGGTAATGTTGGTATTGGTACAACCACTCCTGGTAGCGATGTAAGCATGACGGGTGGCTTGGAAATCAACGGAACCAATTCTACACAACTCACAATCGGAAAGAGTGGAACAAGAGCATTGGCAATTAATGTAAGCGAATCTGCTACAGGCGATGTCAATTTTTATGATAAAGTTGGTGGTGGATACACCAGAGTAATGACATTCAATACAGGAAAAGTCGGTATTGGAATTGTAAGTCCTATAAGCAAATTGCATGTGTTGACATCTGGAACAGCTTTTACTGTTCCAAGTCAAGGAAATATTGGAGCCTCGAACACAAATAGAGTAAATTTTGTTGGGACAGAGCCGGGATTGATGCTAAACTCCGATCTTAATGGAGCGGGTGTACAGACTGGTACTGGTATTACATCGTTGGGATTACAAATTGGATATTATAATACAAATGATATTCGTTCTCAAGTATTTTGGGCAGGTAACGCTCCATTAACATTTACATACTCATCATCACCAAGCGGAAGTCTTTCTGAGCGCATGCGTATTGATACTTCTGGAAACGTTGGTATTGGAACAACGAGTCCTGCTTATAAATTAGATGTTAATGGAGTGATAAATACTAATACTGGAATGTATGTCCAGTATCCATATGGCGATGCGTATGCGCTTCAATTAATTGGCACAAGTTTCTTAAAGGCTAATGCGAATTACTATGGAATGCTGATAAGATCCGGTGATACGAATTATATTTCAGGAAAATTCGTAATTTATGGCGGCACTAATAAGAGAGTAGAAATTGGTGGATATGAAGAATCAGTTGGCGCAATAAACACTGTAATTCCATATGGAAATTTTGGTATTGGTACAGCAACGCCAAACGCCAAACTTGATGTAAGTGGCAATACAACAGTGTCCGGTTCATTAACTGTTGCGGGAATTGTCACCGTCACAGGAAGCATGATCTCAGAAACCGTAGATACTCATTCGTTGAATGCAAAAAATAGCATTTTGCTTGGAACAAACTCAACTGCAACTGTCAGCATAGCAAATAGAACAATTTATGTGCAAGGAGGAAATACGGGTATAGGAAAATCCGTTCAACCTTTATACGCCACATTGGATGTAAGCGGAAGTGCAATTATTACCGGTTCTCTTGCGG